GTGACGTCGTTAATTTCATTGCGTCGTATTTCACGTCGTTTTGGGATGCTGCGTACGCTGACGTTTTGGATGACCGTGGGCATGTTGGTGGTGAGCAATCCACTGCCTCTCCGAACGTTCAGGAAGCTGCGTACTTTTGGATTCGGGAACGATTGGCGAGCGGTTTGGATTTGAATGATGCGCAGCGCGTTCGGGATGGAATGTGTTGGGCGCGTGCCAACGAAAATGGTTGGTATGCAAATAATCGTGCACGCGTTTATGATAATTTTTTCGCGTGTCATCGGCTTTTTGAACGCGTCCGTCAGACTTTTGGTGAAGGCGCTGCTGCTTTTGTTGGATCACGTCGGACGTATAACGCTGTTAAAATCGCAATTTCTGCGTGGTTTTTGTACGCCGCGTGGGAAGCGTATAATGCTGACGAAGAGCTTTTTGAGTCTGTTATCAATGGGTGTTCTGAGAAAGAGTTTGAATCGAAAAAAGGAAAAACGAAGAAAGGACGTAAGCGAATGTCGAATGATGATCTGTTGCAGTATCGAAAAGGAAAAGTTAAGTCGATGACAACGGATTCGAATCGAAGCAGTTGGATGGTCGCCGACAAAGTGCTTATGCAGATGTCGGATGAAGAGTGGGCTGTTGCGAAGAAAGCGATGGCGTCCGGTATGACTTTTCAGGAATTCTGCGATACGGGTGACAGTGATGATGATGATGACGCCGCTGGACGGTTTGGGGCTGCGGAATCGAAGAATGATGAGACTCTGAAGAAACGCGTTGAGAAGCGGAAAAAAGAAATTGAGAAGAAGATTAAGGAACGTGTGGTCGAAGAAACCGAAAAAGAAAGGTCTTCAATTGCAACGCATGAGTCGAAAGATGGAAAGCAGTGTGCTGTTTTCGGCTGCAAGCGTTTACGTGTGAAAGGTGCTTCGATTCCTCACGATGTGAAGAAGTGCCATCGGTGTGCGTTCGTTATTCCGAAGTACGGTGGTACGTGTTGGGGTTTGATGAATAACGCCCCGATTCGATCGTGTGCTGAATGTTTTGCGATGAGTCAGAATGGAGGAAAGGTTGCACCCGTCGTTGCCAGTTTGGTTCAGAAGGACAGTGAGAAAGTTACTCCGATTATCGCGAAGCGAAATGTTTCGGGTGCGACTGTTCAGGCGACGACGGTTGTTGCGGCTGGTCCGGTGACGAGTGCTGTTGTGGCGGATCCGATTACTCCGCAGCAAAAGGAGAGTAAGACGATTAATCCCGTTATTGCTGAAGACTCTCCGATTTGGAAATCGCTGTTTCGCGTGATGGCTGTCAATCCGTCCTGTCATGAAGAGGATTTGAGTGATGTGACGATGGCAAATGCGAATATGAAAGAGGCGTGTATTGGATTTGCGGCGAAAGGAAAGTTGGTGGTTCCGTACCACGTTGTTCTTCAGCATCCGTACTCCACGCGTGAACAGGCTGTTAAACTGACGCGTCTCATTTTTATCGATGCGAATGGTAAACGATTGGTTGTTTCCGTTGCGAGCGGAGAGAAGAATGAGTTGGAAGACTTTATCAAATGGCCGAATCAAATGAGTGCGAAGGATGTTACTCCGTTCGTTCCGGCGGCTCCCGTTACGAAGTGGCGTGTGGGGAGTGGGGCGTTACTCTCTCGCGTTGGAGGTGTGCAGCGAGTGCACCCCGGTTATTCGTCGACGATTCGAACTCACGATTTCAGTACGGAGGCCGGATATTCGGGAGGTATTGTGGTCGGAAAATTGGTGCCGACCGATAAAACGAATGATATGCTCGCGGTGATGGGTATGCATGTGAGTGGTGGAAAAGGAACTCCGGGAGGGGGTGAGATCAACGTGTTCGTTGACTGTGATAAAATTTTTTCCGCTGCCGAAGTGCCGGGAAATTAAAGTTGGGGTACGATTGGGAGCGATACTGCCGTGAGCAGAATGGCTTCGAAGGGCGTACCCCGGAAACAAAAAATACTCCTTCGAAAGAATTCGAAAGAAATTTTGTGGGAGTGAAATGCGTGCGTATGTTGCCCCGTTTTTACGAGGCGAAGAATGTTGAGTTCGTGAATGAGCATTTGAAGCATTTTTGTGAAAAATATTATCAGTCGATCCATATTCCCACAAATGTGTGGCGAATGGTCGATTTGTCGATTGAAAAATCATACGAAGAGACAGCGCGTTTCTTCGAACAAAAACCAACAAAAATTAATCAGAATGATTTTGATTTGGCGTTCGCGTTGGCTGTGAAACACGTTTTTCCATATTTTCGAGAGTGTGGAGAGTTAACGGCGGAGGAGTGTATTGAGAAGGTTGATAATAACACTTCTCCAGGATATTATTTTAACCGTAAGTTCCCAACTTTTGGAGATTTGAAGAAAGATTATAACGTACTGCGTGATGTTGCGGAGTATGCGAAGTCTCTTGATGGAGATTCACCTCTGCCGGACGTTTATTTAAATTCGCTGAAAAGGGAGCTGCGGAAGAAGGGTAAAGCTCCGCGGACATTTATGGCTGGTCCAAAGCGAACGCAGATTCTGAAAATGAAGTATTTTTATCAACAGAATCAGTCGATGGTAAAGAATCATCGACATATGTGGCCGAAGGTTGGAATGTCTGAAATGCATGGTGGATTTGAGGAATTGTACTATAAATTAAAAAATAAAGCGGGCACGGTGGACCGTGGTTTTGGGATTCGGATGCGACGAAGTGGGA